GGCTATTGCGCGTTCGATCTTCGGCTAGCCACCACTTTTTAAAATGCGTAAAAAGTTATGCGCGTAAAAAAGGTAGCGTTCAGAAAAAAGCACGGCATCACGCCTCCGCGCATGCAGCGGCTGGTGAAGCTCGGGGTTGTGAAAGTCCGGGCGGATGGCACCGTCGACGAAAAAGTTGCGCTTGCCTCGATCAAAAAAAACGCATCGCCAGTTGCCTCCCATCAGCCGGCGAAGAAAAAGAAAAGGACACGAGCCGATTCCTATACCACGTCCAGGGCCTTGCGCGAGAAGTACGCGGCAGAATCCGCCAGGTTGAAGCTCGATGAAACGAGCGGATTGCTTGTCCGGCTCGAGGATGTCATGCGCGCCGTAGCCGAGCAGCTCGGGCGTGTCAGGTCCCGGTTGCTTGCGATTCCCAACGAGAGCGCCGATATTCTGGCGCAGAAGAAATCCCCACACGAGATTCAGGAGGCGCTGCGTGGGTTCGTGATTGACGCGTTAAAGGACCTGACCCTTGGGCAACAAACACGGTGACTATCAACGCTCCGTAGCACGGCTTAAGGTCGTAATCGCACAGACGCTGGCGCCGCCCGCCACGCTCACCGGTTCCGAATGGGCGATCAAGTACGGGCGATTGTCCCCAGAGGGAAGCGCGAAGTCGGGCAGTTTTACGCCGTATGCGTACCAGTTCGGCATGCTGGACGCGATGACGGACCCCGACATAAGCGAAGTTGTTGTGATGAAGGCCGCGCGCGTCGGCTACACCAGGTGCCTCGATTTCACGGTTGGCTACTATATCCATCAGGACCCGTGTCCGATCCTGATCGTCTTGCCGCGCACCGAGGATGCCGAGGGTCATTCGAAAGATGAACTCGTGCCAATGATCCGGGATATTGCGGAACTCTCGGCGCTCGCTGGAGACGCGAAGGCCAAAAAAACGGGGCAAACTATCCTGAGCAAGAATTTTCTGAGCGGGGCCAGGGTAAAACTCGTCGGCGCCAATAGCCCTGCAGGTCTTCGCAGAATCACCGTGCGTGTTGTCCTTTTTGACGAAGTTGACGGTTTCCCGGCCGGCGCGGGCGAGGAGGGTGACCAGATCAAGCTCGGCACAAAGCGCGCTGAAACCTACTGGAACAGCAAAATTATCCTGGGCAGCACACCGACCATCAAGGCGATAAGCCGGATACAAAAGGCCTTTGATGAAACAGACCAGCGCCGGTTCTTCGTGCCGTGCCCGCATTGCGACGAATTCCAGACGCTCGAATGGGGCGGCAAAGATATCCCCTACGGCATGAAGTGGAAAAAGGGATCAAGGGACGAGAACCTGCCAGAGACGGCGTTCTACGCGTGCAAGGCGAACGCCTGCGTGATCGAGGCCTGGGAGAAGGCTGATATGGTTGCCCGCGGCGAGTGGCGCGCCACGAAGCCCGGCATGCGCAAGGTTGGCTTTCACATCAGCGCGCTCTATAGCCCGCTCATCAAGGCAGCGTGGCCCAATCTCGTGCGTGAATGGCTGGATTCGAAAGACGATCCGCTCCTGCGCCAGACGTTCGTCAATCTCGTGCTCGGCGAAGCCTATGAGGACCGCGGCGACAAGGCGCTCGCTGAGTCGAGACTCGCTGCGCGCCGCGAAGTGTACCCGGCCGAGGTCCCAGACGGCGTGGCTGTCATCACGGTCGGTGGCGACACGCAGGATGATCGCGTTGAGATAGAGGTCGTTGGCTGGGGTCGAAACGAGGAAAGTTGGTCCTTGGCGGTCGAGGTGATCGAGGGTGACCCGGCAGAGGCGTTGCTTTGGCAACGCGTGGACGCTTTCCTGAAGCGCGTCTGGCATCGGGCGGACGGGCGCGGATTCGAAGTCGCGGCGGCGTGTATTGACTCTGGCGGCCACCATACGCAGATGGTCTATGAATTCTGCAAGGCGCGCCTGGGGCGGCGCATCTGGGCCGTGAAGGGAGAATCCGCGCGCGCCGGGATGAGGAGCCCCGTGTGGCCGGTCGCGAAGCCGAGCAAACGGAAGAAACAGGGTTTTCGCCCGGTTATTCTCGGAGTCAACGCGGCGAAAGATTCGATCCGAGCGCGGCTGCACCTGACGACACCGGGCCCCGGATACATGCATTTTCCGGCCGACCGCGATATCAACTACTTCGCGCAACTCGTTTCCGAGCGCCTGATGGTGAAGGATATAGGCGGGCGGCGTTTCCGCGTTTGGGAGCTGCCACCAGGGCGGGCGAACGAGGCGCTGGACGCTCGGGTGTACGCCTACGCCGCGTTGTGCGGCCTCATGCACATGGGATTAAAACTCAACCAACGCGCGGATCAAGTAGCGGCTGGGCAGATCGCGCAGCAGCAGGAGCGGGCCGAGCGCGAAGACGCGCAGTTCAATATGACCCGCGCGCCGGCTGCGCCGGTAGCCACGGTGACGGTCGCGATTCCCGCGCAGGCGGAACGGGGTAGCGTGGCGTCAAAGCTTGCTTGATTCACTCCATATAGCTTGCAATTATATAAAAACCGGCGCACAGTCCAACAACTTACAGTACCGCACCACTCCGTGACCGCCACGGATGGTATGCCCGCCGGGATGGCGCGCATTTCCCCAAGTGCCCCCAAGAGGGCCGATGGAGTTGTAAATTGTGATCATGCAGGTCATCAATCCCCGCGCGCCACCGGGCGTAGCGGGGATTTTTTCGTCTGGGAAAAATGAACATGCGGTTTGACCCAAGCCGCAGCCTTCTGGCCGGGCGCCCCACCGCCGCGCTGCAGGCGGACCTCGCGAACCTGCAACAAGCGTATATGGATTTGTCCACCGGCAACCGGGGCGAGTCCTATTCCTACACGCAAGGTGATGGCAGCAAGTCGGTCACCTATACCCGCGCCAACCTCGCGCAACTCGCGGCGATGATTCAACTCGTTCAGGCGCAGCTCGGGCTCGTCTGCCGGCCGCGGCGCCCACTGCAGTTTTTCTTCCACTAGAACGCGCATGGATCAGGTACCTGCCACCGTTCATCTCCTCGATAGCAAGGGCAATCCGATTGTCGTGCGCCCGACCCGGGCGCAAATGTTGAGCGGTGGTTCGGGCGCGTACGGCGCATACGATTCCATCCCATATGACGCCGCGGACATCTACGGCGAGCACATGGCCGGGTGGCGGCCGTTCCTCTGGTCCCCCGATGGCGAGCTCAACGTCTACCGCGATCGCATCGTTGCGCGGATGCGCGATATCGTCCGGAACGACGGCTGGGCGTCTGGCGCAATCACGCGGATCCTCGACAACGCGATCGGCGCGAACTTCCGGCCGATCTTCAAACCGGATTACCGCGCACTCTGCGCCTACACCGGGTTGAAGGCGTTCGATGCGAAATGGGCTGACGAGTTCGGCCGCGTGGCCGAGTCGAACTGGCGCACCTGGGCAGAGGATATCGGCCGTTACTGCGATGCGCAGAGAAAGAACACCGTCGCGCAGATCATGCACCTTGCATTCCGGCACAAGCTGATCGATGGCGACGCGCTCGCGATGCTGCCCTGGCTCCCGAACCGCGGCGGGCGCTACGCAACTTCGATCCAACTGATCGACCCCGACCGCCTGAGCAATCCCCAGATTCAGTTCGACACCCAGGTGATGCGCGGCGGCGTGCGAGTCGACGACTATGGTGTTGCGACCGGCTACTACATACGTCAGGCGCATTTCGGGGACTGGTGGGCGGCGCAGAAAAGCCTGCACTGGGACCTGGTGTCGCGTGAAACGAAGTGGGGGCGCCCGATCATCGTGCACGACTTCGATAGCGACCGAGCCGATCAGCACCGCGGTGGCGCCGGCGTCCTGACCCCAGTGCTGCAGCGCTTGAAGATGCTGGTGAAGTACGACGGCACCGAGCTCGACACCGCCATCCTGAACGCGATCTTCGGCGCGTATGTGGAAAGCCCGTTCGATCCGCAGCTCGTGGCCGAGGCCCTGGACGGTGGTGAGCGCAACGATGAACTCGACTGGTATCAGCAGCAGCGTTCGGATTTTCACAAAGACCGGCGCTTGATGCTCGGCAACAGCCGCATCCCGATTCTCTTTCCTGGCGAGAAAATCGGCATGGTCAACGCCGAGCGCCCGAATTCCAACTTCCCGTATTTCGAGAACGCGGTGCTCCGGAACGTCGCCGCCGGCGTGGGCCTGAGCGCGCAGCAAATCAGCAACAACTGGTCGGACGTGAACTATTCGAGCGCGCGCGGGGCGCTCCTCGAAGCGTGGAAAACGCTGCACGTTCGGCGCACGAATTTCGCCTCAGGCTTTGCGATGCCCATATCAGCTGCGTTCCTCGAGGAATCGATGGACGTCGACGACTACCCGCTCCCGAAGGGTGCACCTGCCTTTATGGAATGCAGGACCGCGTATGCGCGCTGCAAGTGGATGGGGCCCGGGCGAGGTTGGATCGATCCGGTGAGCGAAAAACAAGGATCGGTGCTCGGCATGACGGCCGGGCTTTCCACGCTCGAGGATGAGTGCGCAGAAAATTCAGGTCTCGAATGGGAAGAAAACCTGGATCAGCGTAAGCGCGAAGTCGAAGCGTTCAAGGAACGCGGTCTTGAGCTACCCACATGGGCCCAGGTCGCCGGCATGGGCAACGCAAGCAAGATCGCGGACAAGCCGCCCGTTGAAAAAGTGGAAAGGCCGGAAGCATGAGCCTTGCCCACCTCGCGCAGCGCCTCTTCAACGTGCCGCTCGCCATTCACCCGGAGAAGGTCGAGGTGATCGTCGCCGCGCTTGCCGAACGGCTCGGCGTGCTGAGCGTGAATGGCCTGGACCCGCGCGCGATCATGGCGCGCGAGGGCGATTACTTCGTCAGCAAGGAAGCCGATAACCCGCGTGGTGGGTACGAGGTCGTCGGCGGCGTGGCGGTGATTCAGGTTCAAGGAACGCTCGTCAACAAACTCGGCACGGTGAAACCTTGTTCGGGCATGACCGGGTACGACGGAATCCGGCAGAACTTTGTGCTCGCGATGGATGATCCGAAGGTGCGGGCAATCTGCTTTGATGTGAACTCACCAGGCGGCGAAGTCGCCGGCTGCCTCGACCTTTGCGATTTGATTTTTTCCGCGCGCGGCGTGAAGCCGATGCGCTCGATCCTTTCTGAAAACGCCTTATCCGCGGCCTACGCTATCGCAAGCGCCGCCGGACACATATCGGTGCCCCGGAGTGGCTGCGTCGGCTCCGTCGGCGTCATCGTTGCGCACGCGGACCTCTCGCAGGTACTCGCCAAGGAAGGCATCAAGGTCACGCTCATCACGCACGGCGCGCGCAAAGCCGACGGGCGTGCCGAGATTCCGCTATCGAAGGAAGCGCTCGCGAGCGCTCAGCGGCAGATCGACGTGCTCGGGGACATGCTCGACGCCATGGTGTCGCGCGACCGCAAACTCTCCGTGGCCAAGGTTAGCGCGATGGAAGCCGGCACATTCATGGGCGCTGACGGCGTGGAGCAAGGATTGGCTGACGCGGTTGCGGCCCCCGATGCCGCGTTCAGGTCCCTGGTTCATCAACTCTAACCGAAAGAGGAATCAATCATGGAATTAAAAGCTGCCGCTCTCTCATTCGCGCATCTCCTCGGGCTGCCGCGCGCGGAAACTGAGGACAAGGACAAAAACCCGGTGGACGAAAAGCCCAGCCCGAAGGGGGCTGACGAATCCGACGAGGATTACGAGAAGCGCAAAAAGGCGCAGGACGACGAGAAGAAAAAGCGCGAGGAAAAAGAAAAAGAGGAAAACGAATCCGAGGGTAAGAAAGCGGGCGGCCGCGAACGCGCGCGGTGCGCCCAGATTTTCAATTCCGATGCCGCCGGCGCGCGTCCGGACATGGCCGCGCACTTGGCGTTCGAGACCGATATACCTGCCGCCGCTGCGATCAAGCTGCTGGAGGCGGCGGCGGTCGGTATGCCGAAATCAGTTCGGCTGCGCGATCGGATGGCAGCAGAGACCATTCCGGTGATACCGATCGGTGGTGACCCCAACAAACCCGCAGCCGGAACAGCGGACGCCCTCGCGGCGCGCATGGCCATCGCGTATCAAAAGGCAACCGGGCGCAGTGCCCAATAACGCAGCACATTTTCCAACAGCTTAGAAAAGGAGCCAGCCATGAATTTGAAAAGCCTCTCTCAAGCGATCAGCGCTGCGTTTCGCCCGATGTATGTCATCGCGCCCGGATTCGAGAACCCGCAGCAACCGAGTTTTACGAGCGAACTGTTTGTCCCAGATCAACTGATCGCCGGCCGGTTCCCGCTCGAGACCGCGCAAAACGTGACGCTGACAGGCGCGCTCGCCTTGCAGCGCGGCGCCGTGCTCGGGCAGGCGACCCTTGGCAGCGCTACCGTTGCGGCCGGCGCTCAAGCCGCGAACACGCTCACGTTCTCGGGGCAGCCAGTCGATGGCAACACCGTCACGGTTAACGGGACGCTCGTCACGTTCAAAGCCCCGGGCACAATCCTCGGAGCGAATCAGGTGGCAATCGGGGCGAATCTCGGGCTCACCATCGACGCGCTGATCGATTTCCTCAACGCTTCCGCCGATGTGAACATCGCGAAGGCGCGATATACCGCGGCGGGAACGGTCATCACCATGACCTCGGTTCTCGGCGGCGTGGCGGGCAATGCCTACACGCTCGC